GCTTTAGATTTTGCAAAAGGTTTGCAAAAGAAATATAGCGACTTTGAGAAAAAATTTGATACCGCTGACGAAAATTATCTGAAAGAATTTGAAGCAAGAGTAGATGCTCAAAGAGAACAGGTAAAAATCAAGTTAAAAGCGGCTATTGAAGCCAATGATCCTAATCAGATCATGGAAGCAAATGATGAGCTTACGCAGTTAGCTGTTCAAAAAGAAAAAGCTAAATTGCAAATGGCTGATCGTGTAGCTAGGTCTAAACAACTTGAAGAGGATAGAAAAGTTCAAGCTGAAGAGGCTAAGGTACAAGCTGAAACTTCGGTTATTCCACAACCTAGCGAAAAAGCTAAGGAGTGGGTGAAAAAAAATACTTGGTTTGTTAATGATAGAATCATGGCAAATGCGGCTATTACAGTACATGAGGAACTAGTGGGTAGTGGTATTGAAGTAGAGAGCGATGAGTATTATAATCAGATAGATAAGCGTATGCGAGATATATTCCCGCATAAATTCGTTGTTGAAGAACAACGCAAACCAGTCCAAACTGTTGCTTCCGCTGGAAGAAAACAACAAGGACGAAGAACTGTGAGACTCACCAAATCACAGGTGGCTATTGCCAAAAAATTAGGGGTGCCACTAGAAGAATACGCTAAATACGTGAAGGAGGCTAATTAGTATGAGCGATAAAAATAAAAGAACTTCACGCGCGTCTGAAGAAGTAAAACAAACAAGGATTAAACCTTGGACGCCACCATCATCTCTGGATGCACCACCTGCGCCAGAAGGCTTTATCCACAGATGGATAAGAGTCGAGTCAATGGGTTTTCAAGACACTGCAAATGTGTCGAAGAAAATGAGAGAAGGTTGGGTATTTGTAAGAGCTGAAGAGATTAAAAATCAAATCGGCGAACATAATTATCCAGTCATCCATGACGGAAGATACGCAGGGTTGATCGGGGTTGCTGGCCTAGTGTTGGCTAGGATACCGGAAGAGATCGCAAAATCACGCGCTGAGTATTTCAGAGGAATTACTCGAGATAGATTAAAAGCGATGGATAATGATCTCATGAAGGAACAACGACCGGAGATGCCTATTAATATTAGTAGACAATCTCGCGTAACTTTTGGTGGTGGACGTAAGTCATAATTTTTTGACAAAAGTCGACCACTGTATAAAAACTTAAAAAGGAGAAAACATAAATATGGCAAACGTAGTTGAACAATATGGTTTAAAACCATCTAGACAATTAAACGGAAGCCCATTTATTAATGCTCAAAACCGTTATAGAATTGCTGCAAATTATGGCACTGCAATATTTCAAGGAGATTTGGTAATACCAACTGCTTCTGGAGTTATTGAAAGACATACTGCAAACACTTCTAATTCAGTTGTGGGTGTTTTCAATGGTTGTTTTTATACAGATCCAACAACACAGAAGCCAACTTTTTTAAATTACTATCCAGGAACTATTAATGCTAGCGATATTATCGCTATGGTAGTAGATGGTCCAGAGACAGTATTTGAAGTAAAAGCTGATGCTACTTTCGTTGTTGCAGATTTGTTTAAAAACTTTTCCGTAACAAACGTAACAGGATCAACACAAACAGGGATATCAAAAGTAACCCTAGACGTGTCTGAGTCTGGTACAGCAGGAACGTTCGTGGTTCAAGCAATTGATATCACACAAGATCCGTTTAACAGCGATGTTAACGTATCATCCAATGTTGGAGTTCTTGTTAGAATTAACAATCACTTTTTCCGTCAAGGCGGAACAGGTCTATAATAGGAGATTAAATTATGGCTATATCACGTTCGCAGCTAGTCAAGGAACTAGAGCCAGGATTGAATGCACTATTCGGCCTGGAATATAATAGATACGACAACGAGCATGCTGAAATCTTTATAACAGAAACTTCTGATCGAGCTTTCGAAGAAGAAGTAATGTTATCAGGTTTTGCAAGCGCGGCAGCAAAAAGTGAAGGTGCTCCAGTAGTGTTTGACGATGCTACAGAAGCGTATACTTCAAGATATACTCACCAAACATTTGCATTAGCATTTGCGATAACTGAGGAAGCAATTGAAGATAACCTTTACGACAGACTTGCAGCTAGATACACAAGAGCATTGGCTAGATCAATGTCGCAAACTAAACAACAGATTGCGGCTGACGTTCTAAATAATGCTTTCAATTCAAGTGTAACTGGTGGTGATGGTGTGGAGCTTTGTGCTACAAACCATCCATTAGCAAATGGTGGAACTTTCAGAAATGAACTTTCTACTGGTGCTGACTTGTCAGAAACATCATTAGAGCAATCATTAATTGATATTGCTGCTTTTGTAGATGAGAGAGGCTTAAAAATAGCTCTTCAAGGTGTTAAATTGATTATTCCAAAAGAATTACAATTTACTGCTGAGAGAGTTTTAAGAACTCCTTTATCAACAACTCCAGGCGGTACAGCCGCATTCGCTAAGAATGATGTTAACGCATTGTTAAATATGGGAATGATTCCACAAGGTTATAGAGTTAATCACTTTTTAACTGACACGGATGCATTCTTCATTATTACTGATGCTCCAAATGGTTTAAAACACTTTGTAAGATCGCCAATTAAAACAGCGATTGAGGGTGATTTTGACACTGGTAACGTAAGATTCAAAGCTAGAGAGAGATATTCTTTTGGATTCTCTGATCCTAGAGGAATCTTCGGCTCACCAGGAGCTTAAGAAATTAATATACTGGGGCGTATTTACGCCCCAGTATTTTTAATGTAAAATTAGTCCTATGAAATCAGATGTAAAACCAGTAGTGTGTGATAGCACAGAATCAAACAAAGTATTATTTACAGGTCCTACAAGATTAAGAGGATTTATGGCTCAATCCACTGGAGCCGCTGGTAAAGCAATTATTAATGGTTTAGCAAATTCTACAACAGTAAGTGGTTCAACTAATACACAAGTTTATATTCAAGTATCTGTTGGAGCAGGCGGAACAGAAACATTAAACCTTCCAGAGGATGGGGTTTTATACGCTGAAAGAAATGGTTTTGGTATCGTAGATGGTATCGGTGTTACCGCAAATACAAGCGCTTTAAATATTACACTATTTATTGATAAGTAATTATCATGCCTATTTATAAGACGAGTCAATTTACTGGCACGTCATTGTATGACGATGCTCAAGATCTTTATGGTTTAAATAATAGATCTTCTATTAAATCTAAAACAATTAAATCACAAAGAGCACGATTATCTGATGAGGAAGAAGCAGAAGAATCAGATAAAAATAAAAATTCAAAAATATTAATGGCTAATCTTGGAATGATGGTTGGTTATGAAAAGGGTGGAATGCCTGCAAGAAATAAAAAAAATTTTAGATCAACTGAAGCTGGTGCGGGTATGACACAAGCGGGTGTTAAAGCCTATAGAAGAATGAACCCAGGTTCTAAATTATCCACAGCTGTAACAGAAGATAGTCCAGGACCAAAAAGAGCAGCAAGACGTAAATCATATTGTGCAAGATCCGCAGGACAAATGAAAATGTTTCCAAATGCAGCAAAAGACCCTAATTCAAGATTAAGACAAGCAAGAAGAAGATGGAAATGTTAACTTGCAATGTCTTATTTAAATGCTAACATACCACCTATATACTGTAAAATAAGAAGAGAGTATTTATATGACTTACGAAAACATCATGGCGAAACTGAAGATTGTGTGGTCATTGGTATTGCAAGTATTCCAGGGCGTGCAATCTTATTTCATGCTTTACTTACGAATGGTGCAATATACTGGAGGCTTCCTATCTCTGCTTTTCTTCAAGGAGGAGACAGCAGTTCTGTGCATCAAGGAAAAGTGGAATCTCCCGATCTCCAAGATCTTGAGCTATGGAATTCATTTAGTTATTATCCTTCTGTTACTACTTTTGATTTTTTAATCGGACAGCGCTGTAAATATTTAGGAAAGGATAAAAAATTTATTCATGGACAATATTTATTTACAATTGATTGGGCACATCCGGAACCTAATATCTTGGATACTGAACATTCCGAAATACCTGATCAGCATAAGTGTGCTCATGTATTGGCTCTTGATAACGGCAATTTTGCAGCTCAGCCTAATAATCGTATTTTGTGGAGTATTCCTAGCTTTACAACTTCAACACATTGGCCGGACTATAAAGTACAAACTAATGAATGGAATGTAGAAAATAGATCTTGGGAAACAGATAATACTGATAATTTTTTTTATGATATAATGGATAAGGATAAAAAAAAATGAGTAGTGAATTTAAATTAAGTGACCAGACAAGTGTAGCCCTACCTATTAAAAATATAGTGGCTATCATATCTGCTATTGTTGTAGCAGTGTGGAC